TGATGTTGTCACATGGCGATTCAGCGAGGCAACAGCAGACGATACCAAACTGACGTTTAAAACGGTAGTATAATGATCAAGTGGAGAGAAGGTAAGGCGGGATTTGTAGGAGGATCGAAGAGATTCATTAAGGGATTCTTTGATTTTTCGTTTACGCTGACTTCTGAAGACGCAATTACTCCAACGTCTAGTTTTGGCGTTAACTCATTAATAAGCGAACACGGGCAGGGTGTTGTAGGGATAATAAATGCTCAGGGTCAAGGCGTAAGCGGAACTATTTATGAATCTATCGGTATATCGTCTATAATTGAATCTAAAGGTCAGGGCGTTGTAGGTGAAATTGACGAAAACGGCCAAGGCGTAGAGGGGAATCTAAATTGAGTATTAAAGCAACAGAGGTAGGAAAAGCGTTCAGATACGCGACAAGTTTTGATATGTCAGGCTCTACAGGTTTAACGTTAAACTTCATGGCCCCAGATGGAACAACATTACAAAAAACCGAGATCACCACAAATGCGGTAACAGCTCCAGCGGTAGCCTTAATAAATGACCCAGATTTAGGCGATGTGGCAGCAAGCGAGTATATGGAATTCCTCACAATAGCTACAGACTTTACAGTAGAGGGAGCATGGACAGTATGCGGAATATACACAGACGGAACTCCTAAAGTATTTCACGGTGACAGTGCTACATTTGAAGTCGAGGCTGCATGCTCATAACAGATCAACATTCCACCCACCACTGGAACACGGCACCCAATAAAGTGTATTATTATAAATTAAAGGTCTAAGGTAGATCATGCCGGTTAAGATAGCGCCGGTTAAATTAAGCTCAATCCCAAGAGAGGATAATTATGTCGGAGAAGAATTCCGAAGAAGTAAAAAATGGAAGGCCATCAGATTACACTCCAGAGCTAGGTGACTTAATATGCTCACAAATAGCCGCCGGAATATCATTACATAAAATATGTCAAGAAGACGAAACACTCCCCTCGTCAAGAACGGTCTACACATGGCTAAGAAGGCACCCTGAGTTTCTTCATAACTACAATAATTCCAAAGAAGATCAAGCAGATAAAATGGTCGAGGAAATACTTGAAATAGCCGATGACGGCACAAACGACTACATGATTAAGCTGGGCAAGGATGGTGAAGAGGTCGGCTCACAGCTCAACACAGAGCATGTGACGCGTAGCAGATTAAGAGTAGACGCAAGAAAGTGGGTTGCGTCTAAATTCCAGAGCAAAAAATATGGCGATAAGGTAACGACAGAACACACGGGGTCAATTGGCTTGACTGATATGAGCGATACTGAATTGGAAAAGAAAAAACGAGAGCTTGAAAAACTTCTTAAAAAGAGCGTAGAGGATTGAATCGAGAGCAAACTATAGAGTATATACAAGTTCTCGAAGAAGAGGTAAAGCGCAATAAACAAAACCTTTTAGTTAGGCTTTACAATAATGCCTATGGCTGGCAGAGACGCTTTATTAAAGCCACAAAAGATTACAGTGCCGCCATGCTTATGGCGTCGAACCGATCAGGCAAGACTAGGACAGGATTGACGATAGACGCTTATCATCTTAGAGGTGATTATCCTGATGATTGGGAGGGCTTAAAGTTTGATTTCCCCCCTATGTGCTGGCTTCTTGGCTACTCGGGCGAAAAAACTAGAGATTTATTACAAAATAAATTGTTTGGGCGATATCTAGAAGGAAAGTTTGAGGGTGGACTGATACCCGCTGAATTGATTGTCGATAAGATATCAATGACCGGTACCAGTGGCGCGATGCGAGAAGTTAGGGTTAGGCACTTAAGCGGCGGCATCTCTACTTGTCAATTTTGGTCATACTCCCAAGGGCAGCACGCCATTATGGGGGATGAGGTTGACTGGTATCATATCGACGAAGAACCAAAGGACGCGAATATATTTCCTCAAGTTTTAACAAGAACATTGAGCGGTAATGAGGGGAATGGCGGGTCAGGCATACTCACCTTTACCCCAGAAAATGGAAAGACTCAACTGGTCTGCACTTTCATGGGCGAAGAACCAGACCTAGAGGATAGCGAGAAGGCGATCAAGTTTGAAGCGAGCGGCATGTATTTACAAACAGCCACTTGGGATGAATGTCCACATTTAGACGAGGATATGAAGCGTAAAATACTCTCAATGTATCCTCCGTACCAGAGAAAAATGAGGAGCATGGGTATTCCATTAATGGGTTCAGGGTTGATATATGAGGTCGATGAGGATGATATAAAATGTGATCCTTTCAGTGTTCCCGATTATTGGTTTGTTATAAATGGAATGGATTTCGGATGGGATCACCCTCAAGCACACATCCAAATGGTCTGGAATAGGGATGCGGATATGTTTTATATAATCAACGCGTGGAAAAAGAGCAAGAAACAACCGTTTGAAGCGTGGCACATTGTTAAACCTTGGGCTGAAAATGCCCCCACTGCATGGCCGGCCGATGGACTCCAAACAGAGAAAGGATCGGCTAAGCAACAAAAGGATTACTACGAGGAAGAGGGGTTTAATATGTTGCCCGAGCATGCAACATGGGAAGACGGCGGTAATGGCGTTTGGGCTGGAATAATGGAAATTAATAATTTATTTGCGACCGGGAGATTAAAAATAGTCTCCTCACTATTTGAGGTATTTGAAGAAATCAGGCAATATCACACCAAGACCACGCCTAGTGGTAAGAGTGAGATAGTCAAGATCAAGGATGATATATTAGACGCTATACGCTACGCTTACATGATGAGAAGGCATGCGATCAGGGTGTGTGATTTATATCCAGACGCTTACCGCAGGCAGATTAAACAAGATAAAGGCCGGGATAAGGGGACAGGGTATTGATACAAGCTCAATATATATTAGTCTGGCTCCTTATATTCGTTGTTGTTGCATTCAATATTAATGCATTTATTTATTGGGTATCTAATCCAGAGTTAACGCACATGCAAGTATTTTTACACGTACTAAGGCTAGACTAATGAATAATACAATTTGCATTACCTGCAAGAAGATTAAAGATGAGCCGTTAAAATATACCAGGTGTGAGAAATGTGGTAATTGGCGATTAATGACAGAAAGCGAGCTGCTTAGAGTAGCTAAGAGGGAGAGATAATGTCAGTACCATATGACCAAATGCAAGAATTACCAGAAATGCAGCTAGAAATGGAAACGCATGAGCCAGTGGAAGAAGCTGAAGAGTACCGATCCCCGTTATTGGATTATCTAGACCAAGGGAATCTCGTTGATGAACTGGAAAATCAAGAGACTGGCCTGACTAATTCCGGTGTAACTGCAAAGATATTGGAGCTATACCAAGAAGCCGATGAATCGATGGATAAGTGGCGGAAAAAGTATAAACGCGCTTTAAGCTTAGCCAAACTACAGGCCATGTCCGGTGATGTAGAAATCAACGAAAAGAATACACCCTTCGAGGGCGCAAGCCTGGTGATGTTGCCTTACATTCTTGAGGCGATGTTAGATTTTAGCTCAAGGGCAGCGGGAGAACTTGTGTGGGCTGATAATATAGTAAAGGCCAAAGTCTACGGCGAAAAGACCGACGAGAAGGAAGCTCGAGCAGATAGAGTGTCTAAGTACTCAAACTATCAAATATCTGAAATGATGCCAGATTGGAGAACCGATCAAGATAAAGGGTTGTTAATATTAGCGAGCCCCGGCACGTTCTATAAGTGCAGTTATTTTGATTACGATACGCAGGAAGTATGCTCAGAGCTTTGCTTGGCTGATGAGATTATCTTTAATCATAATTACAAGTCTTTCGATAAGGCCCCAGACAAGTTTAGGAAGTGCGAATATACCAGAAACGAAGTAATTGGATTTATCCGAGGCAGTCAAGATTGGTTAATTGATGAGGGTGACCTGGAAGAAGATGAAAATATTTTCGAGTTTATCAAATGTTATACATGGATTGACCTCGATGACGACGGATTGAAAGAGCCTTACATTGCAACGATATGGGAAGAGAAGAATAAAATAGTTTGCCTATACCCTTACTTCGATGAAGACACGATAACCATGAGCGACGATGATGAAATAATTAAAATAGAATCACTGGATTGTTTTACGCAGTATAGATTCTTACCTGACCCAGAAGGTGGCGCAATGGGCATGGGGTGGGGAATTCTTTTGGGCTCGATGTTCGATTCAATCAATACCAACATGAGGCAATTGCTTGACGCGGGTACGATTGCCAACAGTTCGGCAAATTCAGGATTAATCAGCCAGTCATTGGCGAGTGGTCGGGGCAACGCAACAGAGGCCGCGCCTATCGAGCTTATTATAGGCCAGTTAACGCCTGTGTCTAATCACGGCTCAGGAAGTTTAAGAGATAGCATCGTTCAAATGCCATTCAGTGGCGCTTCTCCAGTCCTTTTCCAGCTAATGGAATATCTTATCAGTTCATCTAGATCAATGACTAATGCAGCGGTAAACGTGGAGGCTCAGGCAGGCGAAGCGGCTAGCTTGTACCTAGCAAGACTTCAACAAGGATTAAAAATCCCTAATTCAATTATCATGCGGGTTTACGATTGCGCCAAGAAAGAATTTCAAAAGATTAGCAAGTTAAACTATAAGCATTATGATGATGAAAAATATAACAGAGTTATAGATGAAGATAAATCCTATTCAATGGAGCAAGACTTTAACCCGGAAGACTGCGATATTAGAATGACAGCCGACCCCACTCAAGGGTCAGATATTGAGCGAGTGCAAAGGGCGGAAACAGTCTATCAAATGGCCAAAGACCCGCAGCAACCGTCACAGGTTATTAATTATCGTGATTCAGTATTAGGCGTATTAGAGGCAATGAACGTTCCCAATGTAGACCAACTAGCCCCGGAGCCAGATCCAAATCAAAAAGACCCAATGCAAGAGCTTATGATTGCTCAGTCAATGGCAGAAATGGAAATCACTCAAGGAAATTTAGACGTTAGAAAGCAAGAATTATCATTGAAGAAAATGAAAATGGCCATGGATTCAGCAAAAGAACAAGTCCAGTTAGGGCTGATGAACGACAAGCAAGAAGCAGAGATATTCAGCAAATATGCTGCTGGCTTAAAATCATTATCAGATGCAGGCATGGCGGTTAGCCTGGATGCCATCAAACAAATTGAAGAGAGATTCATAGGAGATAATCGTGGCGGACAAATACCCCAGAATAACCCAAGCCCAACTGGAAATATGGATGGACAGCCCAGTGACACAGGCCTACCTCCAATGCCTTAAATGGTCTAATTTGCAAATATCCGAGGTCATGGGTAAAAACGGTTACATAGATTCTGAGAATATGGAAAAGACATTTTCAGCCCTTCATAGTGCTATGGGCGAGAAAGAGGGATTACTAAGAGCAGCTAACCCTATTCAAATTATGAGCACTCACAAAATGTTGGAGGTAAAAACGGATGATAAAGATATCTAAGCAGGATATCGAGGACGCATTAAATTTAATAGACCAAGGCCAGCCAGAAGCGGTCGGTTATCGTGTCATGGTTCACCCGCTAAAGACAAGAAAAGGACTTGAGGGGGTGGAAATTGAGGAGTTCAAACACCTAGCGAAAACTAATTTTATCACCCAAACCGATGACCATAAAGAAAAGGTTGATAAGGGTACATTTTACGGCATTGTTTTGGATGTTGGTAATTTTGCCTACAGCACTGAAGCTTTAGGCCGTGCTCCGTGGGTTGAAGCGGGTAACGTTGTTATCACAGAGCGTTATGCAGGTATAGAGATTGAATGGCCGCCTGGCAGCGGTGACAAGGTGAGATTTATCAATGATGAAAGTATCTTAGGCAGAATGAGGAAAGACAAATGAGTCAAGAAGAAATTGACCAAGCACTAGATGCACTTGAAGAAGAGCATGGTATTGAAGAAAAGAAGGAAGATCCAAAACCAGAAGACAGCCCACCCGGCTATTTAACTCACGAGGAATGGATAGCCAAGGGTAAAGACCCGGCAGACTATAAGGGCAAGAACGCCTATAATGCTGAGTATGATCGAATAAAAGAAATTCGTGAACTGAAAGATTCGTTTAAGCAAGTCGTAACAACTACCCAGCAATGGAAGACCCAGCAAGAAGTATTGACACGCCAGCAAGTCGATGAAGCTAGAGAAAATGCTTTGGCAGATTTAAAGCAAGCCACAGACGATGATGACGTGCCAGCGGCATTAGCGGCACAGAAAAAAGTGGACAAGCTTGAAACTAAAGTAACGCCACAAGTTAACCCTGTAATATCTACCTTTACGGCAAAAAATCCCATAGTAGATACCAGTAGCCCACAGTTTGATCAAGACTTTTTCAATGATATGTCAATGATGCACAATTCAATGATTGATCGACTAACAGGTGGTAATCCAGAAAGACAAGGCCAGTTAACACAAGATCAGATTGAGCGATCAATGACCTTAGCTTTCAAGCAAACAAAAGAATTACACCCTGATAAATTTAAAAGCCCGAAAAATAACCGGCAAGGCTCGCCAAGCGCACAGAAAAAGAGCAGCAATAACCCTGCTTCGTCTAAGTTATCAGCTTATAAGGGAAATTCTCGCAACCCAAGAGACTCAAACCCAGCCAATGATATTTATGAAATGCTGAAAAAGAGCGATCCTAAAGCCGCTGAAAAATTCGCTGAAAATTTAACAGGAGATTAACATGACAAAGAACGCAAATAAGAATATACGAGCACCTCTTGGTAATGAGTCAACAGTCAGTAAAATGTCAGACTCAGAAAAAGTAAGATTAGCTCAAGGCAAGCAAGCCAGATTAGATGCTTCTTTTTATGAAGGTCTGTCGGAGTATGAAGGTAAGCAGTTATTTTGGGAAAACGACATGGACGGGCAAGTGGAGCGGTGGCTTCATTTAGGCGCTGAATTAGTCCCTCGAAGAACTAAAAGTCTCAAAACATTTAAAGGTTTTACCGATAAAGCAACGAGCGAATGGGAATGTGTGCCAGGTGGGGGCGATGGTAACGGCGGCCAGATGTTAGTTTATTTACTGTTTATGGATGCTAAAGAGTATCAAAAATTAAGAATTGACCCCAATAAGAAACGAAACAAGGAAATACTCGATGTTTTACATCAAGGAAGATCGCAAGCAGAGGGTACGGTAATGCCTAATATTAAAGGGTTAAAAACATACGCCCCAGAATTACCCACAGGCGGAAGTGGATTTGAGCAAACACATGATGTGTAGTTGAAAAAGTTTATAAATTAGACTATATTCAGTTTAGAATCTCGCAAGTGTCGAGGAAATTATAGCAACCTAGAAGAATAGGATGGCTGTACGCACTAAGTATGTGCAAACAATCAACTTAAACTAATAGGAGGCTATAATGGCCAACGCAGACAAACCTTCAGGCTTAACGCCTATAGGCACTCTATCGGGTGCTGACTGGAAAGGTCAAATGAGACGTGTAGTATTCGCCGCTGGCGATTCTGTAGCATGTTTTATTGGCGACCGAGTAAAACTCACAGGCACAAATGACGCGACAGGTAAAATTCCTGTAGTGGCTCAATGTGCGATCACAGATGCAGCAATCGGCGTATTGGTTGGCCTTGAGCCAGACGGAGCGGACGAAGGCTCATTAACTAAAATACACCGAGTTGCATCAACTGCCCGAACTGGGTTTGTTGCAATGGGCGGTGATATCCTTTATTCAATTCAAGAAGATTCAGCAGGTAATGACATTGAAATTACCGAAGCGGGTTTAAACTGCGAAGTTGTCGTGGGTACTGGTAGCGCTCTTACGGGTATTTCAGGTTCTGAGTTGGACAGCTCATCAGCGGCCAGTACTTCTACTTTAGGAGTAAGGCTTCATTATGTAATAGATACACCAGATAATGCTTTAGGTACAAACGCCAACTGGGCTGTTTCGCTTAATGATTATCAAGGTGATCGTCAGCAGACGGGGATTTAATCATGCCTAGCATAGTAACCCAAGGGTCTGAAGCCCGATTACTTCAGGAAGGTATCAACGCTGTAGCCACTATCGAATATAAAGATAAGGAAATGCAGTATGATAAAATTTTCACCACTTACCAGTCAGAGAAAGCCTATGAGCTAGACGTTTCTTTGTCTGGAATGGGTCTAGCAGCTCTTAAGCCTGAAGGCGATGCAACGTCTTATGATGGTGAGAAGCAAGACTTCGCAACAACTTACACTCACGCTGTATATTCGTTAGGCACTATTATCACAATGGAAGCCGCGATGAATAACTTATACCGTGATTTAATAAGTAAAGCGGGTAAGTTGTTAAAACGCTCATTGGTTCATACTGATGAGCAATTAGCCGCTAATGTTATTAATAACTCTTACAGTGACAATATAGGCGACGGAGTTCCATTGTTCTCTACTGCTCACGTTCTTGGTAAGGGCGGTACATTCTCAAATCGTTTTTCAACTTTTACGCCTTTAAGCCAGGCGGCGGTTGAAGATGCAACTATCGCTATCGAGGACTATCGAGATGGCGCTGGCTTGTTAATCGATGCAAAAGCAATGAGTTTGCATATTCCGCGTCAATTACGTTATACAGCTGACCGTATTTTAGACTCGCGTTTTGAGCCTAATACAGCCAATACAGCGACAGTTAACCCAGTAGCTCAAATTTTTCCTGATGGCTACCATGTTAATAATCGCTTTACTTCGGCAACTGAGTGGTTTATTAAAACTGACGTAGAAGACGGATTTAAAATCTTTGATCGAATGGGTTACACCTTCGAGCAAGATAACGATTTCGGTACTTCTAACTATCGCCATAAAGGTATGTTTTACAAATCTTACGGCGTAACTGATCCAAGATGCGCTTACGGTTCAGGTCAATAATTGCCTAGCCCTCGAAAGGGGGCTATTTTAACGTACTGACCCAGCAGGGTTGCTCAAGGAGATTATTATGAGTGGTACTACTTATACGACAGGCGTTTCAACACGCAAAAAATACAGCGGCTCAACTTCAGCAGCGGATAGATCCGATATTCGAGCTGCAACTAAATTCCTTAAGCGTACAGCGGTTATTCGTTGCAACGCTCAAACCAGCGAAACACAGACAAACTTCACACTTCCAGATTCAGCCATCGTAACTGACGTATTTTTAAACGTTATTACAGTAGATGCGACTGAAACGGTAGATGTCGGAACGATGGGAACATCTAACGATCCTAATGGCTTTCTTGCGGCGGCATCCTTGGCCACAGTGGGACTTGTTTACGGGTCTTTAGCAGATGGCGCAGTAACTCGCGGAGCTTTGCTCTTTGAGATCACTGAAGCCATCACAGCAGCAGCACGTATGCCTGATATCACAGCCGGTGGTGATCCAGTGTCTTACACTTGCTCTGCCGGTTCAGATACGGCGGTTTTCGATATAGTAATTGAGTATACCGAAGTCGTTGAAGAGGTGAACTAATGCGTCCTGCTCAAATTGCGGTAACAAGTACAAATTCACCAGTTATCAGGCAAGTTGATTATGCTAATTACACGGGTATAGTTGCCTTGCCTGCTGGCGCTGGTAATTATGACGTAGCTTTTACTCGCACACCCTTTAATGAAGAGCTAACTCAGACATGGGTAGATATCACGGGAATGAGCGCGGCCACAACAACCCAAGATACAGTAGTGAATGTTATTACGGGGCTTAGAATTACGCTAAACTCTGGGACTTCGGTTACTGTTGACATTACTCAGTCATCTAATGGGTAGGAAATACCATTCCACTAATCGATTTAGTCCTAACGATTCAAACACGATTTGTGATATCACGGGCTTTAAAAAGAAACGCTCGGAAGTTATGCGAAGGTGGGAGGGTTTTTATTGTATAGGCGAGGCATGGCATCCTCGACAGCCTCAAGACCTCCCTGTTGTTCCTACTGAGCAAAAGATTTATGCGGATGTAAGAATAGAAGATTTGGATACGGACACAGTGCCAACGTTTGATAAAATTTAGAGGGTAATATGGCAACTTCAGGACTTTACACGCTAGGACTTACCTTTAATGAAATTTCCATAGAAGCCTTTGATTTACTTCAAATCGGTGAAGATGGCGAGACGTTAGACGGTGACATGAAAAGCCGGTCTATGAAATCAGCCAACACCATGTTGAAAGAGTGGCAAACTCAAGGCATACATCTTTGGTCATATACCGAAGGGACTTTGTTTCTTACGGTAGGTCAGGCGAAGTACGACTTTAGGGAGTCCACCACGCATATCGCCAATACCTGGCATGAAACCACCACCACAGCAGCGACCACTGCAGATTCTTATACGTTTAATGTCACCAACGGCTCAAATTTTCAAGTTGATGATGTCGTCGGGATTATTCAAAATGATAATAATATTTTTTGGACGACCATTAAGATAATTTCAACGTTGGCCATTACCGTGGCTGATGCTATTACTTTAGCGACGCTTTCAGGTGCTTATGTAAGAAATTACCGTCCAAGCACATCAATTTCCCCTGCTTTAATACCTATTTCTAGAATTAAAACTAAAGGTATAAGAAGAAAAGAAACCACTGACTATGAAATTCCTATTGTAGACGCTTCACGACAAGAATATTTCGACTTACCCAATAAAGAGCAGACCGGAACCCCCATACAAGCTTACTACTCAAGACAAGATATCGCCGGAGAGTCGGCAGGTATTATGTATTTATGGAATAGCCCTAGCTCTTCCAAGCCAGTGATTAATTTTACCTATGAGCGAAAGCTTCAAATATTTAGTTCTGTTGATGACACGGCAGATATTCCAGAATTTGCTCAAGAGGCTTTTATTTATAACTTAGCTGTTAAGTTAATTACTAAGTACGGATGTTCGCCAGCTAGATCTCAATATTTAAAAGAGGAAGCCTTTAGGTTGAAAAGTGACATGCTTTCCTTTGACGCCGAAATGAAACCTATCAAGGTGAAGCTACGTGCCTGATATCCCGCTAGGCGGCAGAGAAAAGGACTTTGATTCAAAAAAGAGTCGGGCCAGAATAGTTAATCTAATCCCGGAAGGGGACAAGGAAGGCGGTTATCGAGCACTTAGAAGGGGCGAAGGATTAACGCTATTCACAACCAGCATGGAAGCCCCTGTAAGGTCTAATTTATTAGTCAATGGCGGGTTTATTTATGTGGTTTCTGGATCCAAGCTCTATCGAGTGACAGATACCGGAGCTGCAACCAGTTTAGGAGCTGTAAATGGATCAGGAAGGGCAAAGCTTAAAGCCAATGCGATACCCGGAGACTCGGAGATATTAATTTTAAATGGCTCTGGTGTTGGCTACTTATACAGTGTTGCCTTGGGCTTAATCACAATAACAGATCCTGATTTTTTTGCTAGTTCATCAGTTACAGTATTAAACGAACGCTTCTGGCTGGCGAGAGATGGGAGAAATGAATTGTTTGGCTCTGATGTTTCAGACGGATCAGCTTATAACCCTTTGACATTTACAGCAGCGGAAGAGTCACCGGATAATATAAGGGCAATCATTAGAAAAAAATCGTCATTATTTGCCCTTGGCGGAAGCACGATTGAGCAATATCAATCTATTGACGATACAACTTTACCCATAAGAAGAGTCAACGGCGCATCCCATGAATGGGGTATTTTAGCCGTAGATACTCTAGCTGATGTTAATGATTATTTTGCATTTTTAGCCAACGATCAAACGGTTAGAATGATGAAAGGTACAGATTTGATTGAAATATCAGATTTGGAGTTTACGTTAAAAGTAAAGGGAAACGGAACAAGTACTTTCCCAGGATTTACAACGGTTGACGATGCTTATGGATTTTTTGTAGATGGTGCAGTTCATTCTATTTATTATATAACATTCCCTACCGAGGGGTGGACTTGGGGATATGACGTTAATACAGGCCTTTCACATACAAGAGAGTCAGAAGGTTTGGGGTTTTGGAGGGCTAACGGGGCAGCCTTGTTCGGAACTAAAATTATATGCGGCGATCAAGTGGAAGGCAAATTATGGATATTAGACCCCACAAACAGGACTGAAAACGGCGAAATAATGCGAACCACATTAATACTTCCTTCGATATCGGCTGAAGTAAACATGACTATTCCCTTGATCGAAATGGACATGGAAGTAGGGCAAACAACAGACACAGAATTAAAGCCTAGCATGATTGTTTATTACTCTAAAAATGGCGGTAATAGCTGGACTAATAAGGGCGCAGTTCCTTTGGGTGAATATGGTCAACACAATACCAGAGTACCT